TTGGTGGGTCGAGAAATACCAATCAGGAACGGGAAGTTGCCTTACTAAGAGACCAAACGGCTCAGCAAGGTAGAGACAGACAGCAGGCTCAGGACCTAAATCTTAGTTCTGCTCTAAGAGGAATGCAACGAGAGGCAGGTCTCGGCAGATTGCATGGGTACTTGCAAACTGGAGAAAGCTACATAAAGCAGAAGAAAGAATGGCTGATAGGCCTGCTTGAAGACCTTGTTGGAGAAGGACTGGAAACTTGGAACAGAAGACTCTCTTCTGGCTCTAACAAATTAGACTTAATTCGCTTGATTGCAGTTATTAAAGCGATAGTCGATGCTGCTAAGAACGGAGAAATTGCTTGTGGTCCGGCAGAGAATGAGCTATCAGAAGATGAGGTCAGACTGTTGGTCAACACGTATTTGCATCCTTCTGACCCCTTGGATATTTCAGTAGAAAATGATATTTTAGTGGTACGTCGTAATATTCGCGACGTTGACCAGGCAGAGTCGGAGGCTTCTGGACAAATACAGCAGTCAAATATTGTCTTTCGTAAAGATATCTCAGCTTGTTTGAAGAATATCAAGACGGAAGAAGCTGAACAAGTTCAAGCTTGGATTAAACAGCTTGAAGAAGAAACGGCAGAATAGATGGGCATGTTAGATAGAATTCGTTCTCTTTTCGGAAGAAAAGAACGAGTAGTTTTTTATCCTACACTTTCTGTTGGTCCTAGCGAGGCGGTCGGACATAGTAATTATGCAACTATTTCTGATAGATGTCGTCGTTCTGGTGCGATGAGAGTTATGGATCGTCAGATTTCGTCGACTAAATTGCCGTCTTCTAAAGAGGTAAAAGGAAAGGCTCTTAGTCACTTTACTGCGGCGCATGGAGACGAATGGCTGTATCCTCAATATGATCATTACGAAATCGAGACGGTCTTTGATGTAGAGACATATTTTTCAAGAGCAACTAGAGCGAAGACTGCATTGTTTTCTAAAGAAGGGTATAAGTTTGTAGGTCGGAAAGAAGAGCTGGTCAGTTACATTAAAGACCGGATCTCTCAAATCGAAAGAGCCAGTGGACTTTCTTTTACTCTTGCTTTAGAACGGATCGCCAGAAATTTAATTGTTCACTCGAACGGATACTGGATAAAGATCAGGAATACGGATGCATCAGGAGGACTGCCGAGAAGAGTAGGAAACAGAACTCTAAAACCTGTTGCTGGATATTGTCCTGCTGCTCCTGAAACGATGGTGGCTAAATTAGATAATGTCGGGAATATAGTTAGATGGAAGCAGGTTACCAGAGACGATGAGAGAGAATTTCCTGTTGATGATGTAATTCATTTTTATGTCAATAAAAAGGACGGCTATCCTTTTGGAGTCCCATCGGTAACAGGAACGATAGAAGATATCCACTCTCTCCGCCATATCGAGGAGAACGTAGAAGTCTTAATCCGAAAAAATCTATTTCCTCTTATGCTGTTTCGTGTTGGAACTCCCGAGAAGCCGGCAACTGTATATCCAGACGGGACGTCAGAGATCGATATCGTTCAGGAACGAGTAGCCGATCTTCCCCTAGAGGGGTCTTTAGTTATTCCTGAAAGATATGACGTAAAGGCAGTTGGGTCTGAAGGACGAGCACTTAGAGTTGAAGGGTATCTCGACCATTTTAAGAAGAGAGTCTTTGCTGGTCTAGATGTATCTTCTGTGGATATGGGAGAAGGTCAAGGAGCTTCTAGGTCTACAGCCGATACGATGTCTCGAAATCTCGTTGATATTGTCAAGTTTTATCAAATGATGGTCCAGGAGTTTGTTGCACAGAAAGTTATCAGAGAGCTTCTTTTAGAGTCTCCATTTTCCGAGGACTTGATAAATTCTGAGGACGGTAAGGTAGAGCTTAGGTTCAAGGAAATTGACATTGAGGCAAAGAATGCAAAAGAGAACCATGCTGCCGATTTGTTCCTGAAAAACGCTATTACATATTCAGAATTTAGAGACGAGTTAGGTCGAGATCCACTTACAGAGGAACAAGAGAAAGACCTTTGGTGGAATAAGTTTGGCAAGCCGGCAGCTCTTATTCAGGCAGTTGACGAATCCTATACCGGTCTATCTCAGGGGGCAACTAATTCTATTGCTGCTAAAAATAATCCGTCTAACCAGCATGGAGAAAGAGGTTCCGCCAAGATAAAGAATGATTCTGCCCCTTTTGTAAGAATGAATAAGGCTCCTGTTGCTTATTGGCACAACCTTCTAAAGGATGAATTTGATAAGAGATGGCAAAAGGGAGAACTCAAGAAGGGCGAGGTTAAAGATGACGTCTTTCTCAACTATAATCTCGCCATGAAGGATCTCTTGGTCGAGATTCGACGTGCAGTTAGAGCGGGGTACGGATTCGATAACGGATATTCAGTTGTTTCTAAGGAAGCTGAAAGAAGAGCAACCAGATTTGTCGATAGGTTGAGAGATGATTTACTCGGACGTCTAGAGAACTTAGATGATGGAGTTTCTCCTGGAGTAGCGTTCGACGCCTTAAGATATCGGGCTTCGCTAATAGACCAGATGGAAATCGCTTTTGCTTACTGTATGGCAGTATTTAAAAGAGGGCAGAGAGTCGGTCGAGATATTGAGGTTGTTCAACAGGATAACGTCTGTAATGTGTGCAGGGAGAAATTGACGGTAATTAGCCATAATGATACCCTTGGAGAGGAAAGATTACCACCATTTCATCCTGGATGTAACTGTTTTGTTAAGTTGGTAGATGCGAATAAAGGGTAAACGATGATTATTAAAGACTTCTTTTTCATTGAGCCTCAAGCAGGGAGAAGTGGTGGCGCTTCTGCCGATTCTGGTGTCAGAGAAGCTGCGTCGAAAGGCAAGGGTCTAAAGGTCAGAATGACAGCGTCTCACGCTGGAAAATTGACGAAAAACTGGACCTTGTATCCTCCTAAGTCAGTCGTGAATTCTGCTCATACTTTTATTCTCCCTTATCCGAAGCCGGTTCAGATCCATCACGACGACCACTCTGATCCTATTGGCAGGGTTATTAGCGCAAGATACGTACCATATGCTCCGTCAGCAGGAGAGCAAGACAGCATTGCTTCTTCAGTCGCCAAGCTGAATGATGCTTCTACAAAAGATGCGATTTTTGATGCTATCGATGCCCTTGAGGAAGCAGGCGTTCTGTTTGACCCTGATTGGCAGGGTACAGGTGAGCTTGAGTTGGAGGCTCTTATTACGGACAAAGAGGCCGTTGAAAAGATTCTGGATGGCCGATATATGACTGTTTCTATTGGCCAAGAGCCATCTGCTGCTTTTTGCTCAATCTGTAAGAAGGACTGGATGGAAGGACCATGCAGCCATCATAAGGGACAAAAGGACGAAGAATCCGGTAAGAGGATGTTTCTTGTTACCGGAGATACTACATATAGAGAGGTTTCCTATATCAATCATCCTGCGGACGCAAATGCAGCGAATAAGGCAATGGAACTAGTCGAAACGGATTCCGAGAACCTCGCGCAAGTTACTGATTCCGTTCATGACCTTGACGGTAATGGGCAGATGGTAGTAACATACGAGCTTGTAGACTCTATTGTTGAAGAGGTCGAAAACATGACGGTTACTTTAGACGATGCCTTGCGCGTCCTGTTTGAGGACAAGGATTCTTTGACGGAAGAGATGAAGGACATTATCAACGATAGTGTCTTGTCTATCGTTAAGGATAAGAAGCTCTCTGCCAAGGAACGTAATGCTTTGCCGGATTCTAGTTTCTGTGGTCCAGACCGGTCTTATCCTGTTCCAGATAAAACTCATGCTGTTGCGGCTCTTTCCAGGGTTAAGCAACATGGGTCTTCGTCTTTGCAGAGTAAGGTTAAGGCTTGCGTTTGCCGTAAATTTCCAAGTCTTCCGGCGTGTAAAGATTCTTCTGATTCAGAGGACGAGTGGACACAGGAAGTTCTCGACGAGCTAAACGAAGTCATGATTCATCCTGATACAGGAGAGGAAACGACCAAGGGAGATTATATTTTTGAACAGCTAGAGAGTTCTGATTCTCAGGAAGAAGAGCCTCTTCCCTCTTTGACTGGCCTTCCAGATTCGGTATTCTGTGGTCCAGACAGGACCTTCCCTGTTCTTGATTGTATTTATCTGGATGCTTGTATTGAGGTTGTCGACATGTATGACGGAGACGGGGAAACATCTGCAGTTCGGTCTGCTATCGAAAAGAAAG